GCGTGGGCTGGCCTGCGTGCGTCCAGCCGCCAACCTCGCCATCCTTGCCGCGCATCGCTGTCGACGAGCCATCGGCGCGCAGATGCGAATCCTGTCCCGCGTGCTTGCAGGGCACGATCTTGTTGGGCTTGCGGTTTTGCCGGTTGAAGTGAAAAACGAATTCAAAGCTCGGGGCCAGCCGCCCCTGCCAGTCGCCGGGCATCCCCGGACCCTGATCCCAGACGTACCACGCGAAGCGCCGCCAACCCTGTGTGCGCATCCACCCGAGCCAGCCGTCCCAATACGGGATGACTTCGTTGTCGCGATGGATCAGTCCGAGGTTAACCAGCACCTGCGCGTCCTCGGCCATCGGCACGTTGCCGAACACGCCGCGCATCAGGCCATCCCAATCGGTAATGCCACCGCTGGCGTAGTCACGCTGGTTGCCGTAGGGCGGCGAGGTGAAGCAGAGCTTGGCTTGCTCGCCCCGCATCAGACTGGCGATCACGGACGGGTCGGCGGCGTCGCCGCAAATCAGCCGGTGCTGACCCAGTGCCCACACATCACCAGTGCGAGACAC